AAGTAACTTTTGTATATCGTGGCGTTGCTTACACAAAATTTGTGAAGTAATAACAGCACGGGGAGCACCTCAGAGTCGGACTCCCCTGCATTTGGCAAAAGCCCAGTACGCTGGATACCTTGAGCCGTCTAGACGGTAGGGATAGACCTACAAAAATCTCGAGAAAAATTTGTACAAAGAAATATAAACTTTAATTTTTTAATTTAAAACAATGGCACAACAAGCCACAACAGCTAATGCCAACGGTCCTATTTATGGTGGTGCCAGTAATGGTACCTTAACAGGAGCGGGTACAGCTGATCAAAGAAGAGCACTTTATTTAAAGTTGTTCTCAGGGGAGATGTTTAAAGGCTTCCAACACAATACTATAGCTAGAGATTTAGTTACAAAACGTACACTAACAAATGGCCGTAGTCTACAATTTATCTACACAGGTAGAACCTCAAGTGAGTTTCATGTTCCCGGACAGAGCATACTTGGTAACGATGCCAAGACTCCTCCAGTAGCAGAGAAAACTATTGAGTGCGATGACCTATTAATCAGTTCTGCATTTGTCTATGAATTAGACGAGACATTAGCACACTACGATCTACGTGGTGAGATCTCAAGAAAGATCGGTTATGCACTTGCAGAAAACTATGATAGACGCATCTTTAGAGCTATCACAAAAGCTGCTAGACAGCCATCACCAGTTAGTATGACTAACTTCGTTGAGCCCGGTGGTTCTGTAGTAAAAGTAGGTACAGCTTCAAGTACAACTGCTGCTGATGCTTATGATTCTGCAAAACTAATCAACGCTTTCTATGACGCTGCTGCTATTCTCGATGAGAAAGGAGTAAGTGGTGACGGAAGAGTTGCTGTGCTTAACCCAAGACAGTACTATGCACTTATACAAGCTGTAGATTCTAACGGACTTGTTAACAGAGATGTACAAGGTACTGCTTTACAGTCTGGACAAGGCATCATAGAGATTGCTGGTATCACAATTTACAAGTCAATGAACATTCCGTTCTTTGGTAACTTTGGTACTAAAGCTGCTATGAACCCAAGATCATCTAACGATAACGCTGGTAGTTTCGTTGGTGAAGCAATGGGAGATCAGGATTCTAAACTCACACCTTCAAACTCTAACACACAGAAGACAATTAACAACTATGGTACAGCAACTAAGTTTGCTAATAGCTGTGGATTAATCTTCCAGAAAGAGGCTTGTGGTGTAGTTGAAGCTATTGGTCCTCAAGTACAGGTAACATCTGGAGACATTTCAGTTGTTTATCAAGGCGACGTAATCTTAGGTCGTTTAGCAATGGGTGCAGATTTCCTAAACCCTGCTGCTGCTGTTGAATTAGTAGCTGGTATTGACGTTTCTTCTAACTACAATAACACTGCTGTTTCTAACGCATCATTCTCTTAATAGAGATTATTATTTATACGGGGGCTTCGGCTCCCTTTTTTTTATTATGGCAACCACAACTATTGACCTCGATACCGAACTATCCGCAGTTAACTCAATTCTGGGAGCTATAGGTCAATCACCAGTAACAACACTGGGAACTGTTAGCGAGACTAATAACGTCGAAGCATACGATAATCCAGAAATTGCATTTATATATAACTTACTTCGTGACGCTAACGTAGATACACAGGCAGAAGGCTGGCATTTTAATACGGAGTCACACGTAGGGTTTCCCCCAGACGGGAACAAACACATAGTCTATGGTACTGACGTCCTATCATTAGACTTGCATGATAACCAATTTAAACGGACTATGGATTTAGTCAGAGATCCGAATGGATTTGTATATGATAAAGTAGCACACACAAATGAGTTTGATTCAGAACTTATTCTTGACGTTCTTTACCTAAGACCTTTTGGAACACTACCTATTGTCTTTAGACGTTATATAACATACAGAGCATCACGTGTAGCAGCAACACAGCTAGTTGCAAACCCTGCTTTGGTTAAATTAATAGCTCAACAAGAGGCACTTGCAAGAGCTGCTCTTATGGAGTATGAATGTAATCAAGGAGATCATAGCATGTTTGGATTTCCACAAAATTCTGTACATCAAACTTACCAACCTTGGAGAAACCTTAGAAGATAATGGCAGGCATAACACAAACTATACCAAATTTTATCGGTGGTATATCACAGCAGCCTGATCACTTAAAGTTTCCGGGTCAAGTAAATGATATGCTAAACGGTATTCCCGATGTAACCAAAGGTTTATTTAAAAGACCGGGGTCGGACAGAATAATAGACACACCGTTAAGTAATGTACAAAGTGGAGGAGCGTGGTTTCATTACTTTCGTGATGAAGTAGAAGGCTCTTACATAGGACAAGTATCTGCTGATGGTAATATACGTATATGGAGTTGTAAAACAGGCGTTATGCAGGTTACGGTTTTTGGAGATGGAGGAATAGCCGATCGAGCATCTTTACAAGCCTATTTACAAACAACTGTACCAGAGAACTTACAGTTCTTATCAATTAACGATACTACATTTGTTACCAACAGAGATAGCAGTAACTACACACAAGCAGAAATAGACGCCAGTGTTGCACCAGCAGGTACATCAGCTGGGGATCCAAGAACCGCTACCATAGTAGGAAAGACTGGACTTACAGATAATGCACCTCACAGAAACTACGCATTTGTTGAATTATTGAGATCAGAAAACGGTAGGCAGTACGGCTTAAATATAAATAAAAGTACCAATACTGCTACTACTACACTTCAGCGTGCTACACGTATTAAAATAGTACACGATTCACTATTTGAAGCCAATCATAGTGGGCACTGCCCTTCTATAGGTACTCAAGTATTTAGTGTTAACAGTGCTGATACCTTTAATAATGGGCTAATTGACTCAACAGTAAATAATACTAACTATATGAAGTGGACGTTTGATATGAACGCCACGCCTACAAGTGGATTTAATAACATCACAACAAATGCTAGCAGCACTTTTTTCCGACTTAACTTTAATCATGTACACGGTTACAGTTTAGGAACAGCTTTGGTATATGATAAAGGTGAAAACACAAATGCGTACCCCGGCTTAGTACACGGTCATGTATATTTTGCTAGCTATCTTGAGGGTACTTATGGTGTATACTTGGCTGTAGACCGAGATCAAGCTCTCGCAGGTTCATCACAGCTGGTGTTAACTCATCCAAACGCACAAACGGGTCGAGTAAAAGACTGGTTTATTCCACTAGAAAATTATCAATATGCTAGAACCTTTAACTCATCTAATAATACTAGAACAAAAACAGTTTCCGGAAACCCTACTGATGGGCACAGTGCAGATACATCTAAAACTAATTTAACATTTAGATTAAATATTCTTGGACAGCAAGGAGTAGCACCTAATAGCTCAGGATCATCACCTATATACCGATGTAGTTATCAGAGAGAAGCTATACTACTTCACGGAGGAGAGGGATGGAAAACAGGAGATCAAGCAATAGTTGCTTTGGACACGGCTCAGGATAAGCCATCAACCTATACTATAGAAGTAATGGACCACGAAGAGACTGTAGTCAACGCTACAGTTAATACTAACGGTGATGGGTTAGTACGACCAGCTCCTACACCCTTTGACGCTGATACTGCGGTTACTGCTGATACAATACTTGGTGGTATTAAAGGGGCTTTAACTGGTACTGGTATTAATGCTGATATTATAGGTACAGGAATTTACTTCTATACTACTGACGCTTCTGACCCAGCCAATGATGTTAAGTTTTCGGTAGAAATTGTAGAAGACGACTTGATGAGAGTTATACACACGTCAGTAAATGATGTTACTAACTTACCTAATCAATGTAAACATGGTTATATAGTACAAATATCTAACTCTCGAATGGCAGATGAAGATGACTATTACCTTGTTTTTAATGGTACTGGTGGTAGAGATGGATCAGGCTCATGGTCTGAATGTGCTCAGGGTGGTATAGATAAGTCATTAACAAACATGCCGTTAGTTCTACAGCGTACATCAATCGCTAGTAATGGTGTAGCTACATTTACTTTAAGAACATTTGATTATGAAGACCGAAGAGTTGGCGATGACAAGACTAACGCCTTTCCTAGTTTTACAGGTTCACGTATAAACAAGGTAATATTTTTTCGTAATAGATTGGCATTTTTATCAGGTGAAAATGTTGTATTATGTCGACCGGGAACTCTTGGTAGACCTGACTTTTTTTCAGAGTCAGCACTAACTATTTCATCTAGTGATCCTATAGATATATCTGCTGCATCCATGTTTCCATCTGAGTTATTTGATGGCATAGAAACAACAACTGGTTTGCTGGTATTTAGTACAAATCAACAATTTTTGTTATCAGCTGATGATACAGTTCTTAACCCTGACACAGCTAAATTACGAAGTGTGTCTACGTTTAACTACAATAAAAATATACCTCCCGTATCTCTAGGCACAACTATAGCTTACGTAGATAACTCAGGTAAATTTAGCCGTTTTAATGAAATGGCAAATATACGAAGAGAAGGTGAGCCTAATGTTGTAGAAGTATCAAAAATTATACCATCGTTATTACCTAACAGTTTAGACTTGTTAACAAACTCTAGAGAAAATAGTATTGTATTACTTGGACAGACGGGATCTACGACTGTTTTCGGTTTTAAATACTTTCAGGTAGCCGAAGAACGTCAGCAAGCATCATGGTTTAGATGGAAGTTTAACAAAGGTTTAATATATCATTTTATTATAGATGATGATTACTTCTTTTTAGATGAGAATTATTTCTTACAAAAACTAAGACTTGTTCAATCTACAGACGATCCTAGTGTAACAGATGAGGATTCAATTAACTACTTACAACATTTAGATAATCACACCATCATTAATGGTGGAGTTTTTAGTGGTACAAATAATACAACTACCTTTAGTGGTTTAAGTTGGCTATCTAATGTTACAAACCCTGTATACGATCTTGCAATAATTGATAGTGCTGGTAGATACGCAAAACCAACAGTATCAGGCACAACCCTGACACTAACTGGTGACTGGACTAACTCAACACTACCCAGTGGGGAGACTCATTTTACTGTAGGCTACGTCTATGATTATGAAGTTAAGCTTCCAAGGTTATACCCAATTAGACTTAATGCAAATAAATCTACAGCTGATGTAAACTCTTCTCTTGTTTTACATAGAATTAAATTTCATTTTGGAAAAGTAGGCTCATATAAAAGTAAGCTTACACGTGTAGGTAAACCTGATTTTATTGATCAACATGAATCAACATTACTAGCACAGTATGACTCTGGTGATGTACCATATTTACCTGAGTTTATCAAAACAGTTCCTGTATATGAAAGGAATACAAATGTAGAGATTACACTAACATCTACTCACCCATCTCCAGCAACACTTCATGCTTTGTCGTGGGAAGGAGATTACTCACCCAGATTTTACAAACGTGTCTAATTACATACACCCAATCACAACTGAGGCTGCCATAGAGGTGGCCTCCAACCTACGCTCAGACGACTTCAGAGAGGTCACAGAGGGTCATGGGCTAGATCCTATTACCTTCCTACCTTTCGTCGCTAAAGAGGGCTCTGCTGTGTATTTCACAGTACCAGACGGCAAGACTGCCGGACTAGCCGGAGTAGGAGAAGGCGGAGTAATCTGGATGTTATGTACACCAGATATACAACGCTACCCAATCACATTTGCGAGAGAAGCCAAACGGTATGTCGATAGCCGTAAAGAGCCACTCTTGTGGAACATAGTAGACTGTAGAAATACAGTACATTTAAAACTGTTAAAGTTTTTAGGATTCAAGTTTTTACGTAAAGTAAGACATGGACCAAACAATTTACAATTTATAGAATTTTGCCGTGTGCATAGACGCTAACGCTGGAGCAAGAGCTGCTGCCAGACAAAAAGCAATGCAGAAAGACGCTGTATTTGCTCAAGAAAAGCTAAAGTTTTTTAATAAAGAAACAGCTTTTGAAAGAGACTTAGATAGAAATGTAACAGGTTACAGTCGTGACATCAGTGATGCTTACGTACAAGCCTTATATACTCAAGGTAAAGGTAGACAACAAGAAGAAGATGTTGTCCGAAACTACTTTAGTTCTCAAAAAGTAGACGAAGGCGGACGCTCTCGTAGATTCGGAGTTAAAGATTATAAAACTCTACTTAGCAAAAGAGCTGAAGTAGAAAGTATTGTGGATAACCTGTATGGTCGTAACATGGCATATGCACAAGAACTAGGAAGACGTAAGTTTATGACAGCTAACGCACAAGCAAGAGAAAAACTAGGTATACCAGCATCGTATGGTGCTCCTGTTATGTTACCTCCTACCAACAGATTAGGTGGTGCATTAAGTCTAGCTTCATCAGTGCTTGGCATAGGTAGCAGTTTAACAAGCATGGGTGCTTTTGGATCTACAGGATTATTTGGTAACTTATAATGACATCATCATTCGGAACCGTCATTGGTACACCTCGGGATAAATTACCCAATATGGGTGATACCAATTATGACCGCACTTCGCCAGATATGGCAGCTGTGGTTAACAAAGAAATAGATAAAAACATAGCGGATACTAAAGACTTCTTTTCTGACATGATGAAGATAGAAGAATTACGCTATAGAAATCGTGACGATAATATAAAGGCTTTAGCTAACTTTACTCAGGCTGCTGCTAACTTTAAAAAAGTATCAGAGCAGGCTGAGGAAGTAGCAGAGACAAGAAGGAAATATAATACAAGAGATGATGAAATAGAACAAGCTAGAGCAGAAAGAGCTGAAAAAGAATTAGATGGTGAAACGACAAAAGCTACTGGACAGTTATTGGCTGACAATAAAACAGAGTCTTTTGATATGGTAGCTCTTCTTACTAGAGAAAATATTGAAGATAAAACTATAAAAGATTTTAACACTGAAGATCTTGCTTTTAGTTCTATAAACTCATATACAAATAAGAATGACTGGTTTAATAAAGCTACCAGCATTGAAGGTGAAGAAGTATGGAACAAAGGAGAAGATCTTTGGTTAATAACTTTGTATGACAGATACGAGCAGTCTGGTGGTAATACTCAAAGCAGGCAATGGCAGAGGCATATGAATAAATATGTTTTTCCTGAGCTAGCAAAAAGAAAAGAAAAAGCAATGCTTGAGTGGGAAGCAGTACAAAGAATAAAAATTAGAAGTAATCTAAATAACAAAGTAGATAATAGAATTAGAGATGATTTAGCTGCTGGAGAAGGTATGGATACCGCAGCACTTTTAAAGTATGTTAAAGATGCTAACCAGTACACTACAGATGCTGAAGCTTTACAACACATAGCTGACTACATTTATACCAACCTTACTAATAAAACTGGTGATGTTACACCTGCTATGGCAGAGGATTTTAAAAGTCTGTTTAAATTTAAGCACTCAGGAACTAATAAAGAAACTACCTTACAAGATTCTAACTTTGGTAAAAATGGTTCGCTTACAGCTAGCCTAATTGCAAGAGTTAACAGAGGTATAAATAACGCTTATGAAAATCCAGACACATTCTTGCCTGCAAAAATGCAACGATTTGAAGATGACGTTGTAACACCATACAGAGATGAAAATGGTGATATATCAGAAAAAGATCAACTTGTGATTGCAGCTGAGTGGAGAAAACAGTTTCCTGATAGACCTTTTTCACAAAGTATATTAAGTGAGGGAGTCAAATCACATACAGGTAATAAGTTTGGGTCATCATATGGTAAGTATTCTGTACCCGGCCAACCTGATATACTTGCCGATTACAAAACAGATTTACAAGATGTTGTAATTGCAAAATATAAAGATCTTGATGTAACGTACTCTCGTAACCAACTACCCGGAAGTGACAAGGCAGCTATAAGAAACGCATACGCTGATCTTAAAAGACGAGTTGAAGAATCCGAAGTAGGTAATCAAGGTTTAGATTTTGGTACTCGAGTAGGTAGTGAATTAGAAGTAGTAAAAGCTAAATTAGCAAATGGAGATTATGACATAGTTGTGCCTACATACAATACAGGTACTGCACAAGATGTAATAGATACAGCAGACTACTTTACAAAACCCGGTAATATAACATCGTCTAACTTTGCATCAGCTATTGAAAAAGCTAATTTAGAAACCAGTAGAGTAGCTATGAATGACGGTAATCTTACAGCTGCTATTACACCTTTCTGGGTAAACACTGCTAAAAGATTAGGTGTTGCACCAGAAAAATTACTGATGGATAGACTGATAGCTACAGGAGGAATAGATCCTAAAACTGGAGACATTGTTAATAGTAATGAAATCTATAAATTAAGTAAAGATGATTTATACGAACTACATCGTAACCCTAACGCACATAGTTCCATAGATGTATTCTATAAAGTTAACGAAGAGACTGGTGAAAAAAACAGTACCATAATGTTAAACGCTGCTAGACTTAAAAAGTTTGATGGCTCAGGATTTATTGACGATGGTTACTATACACTAAGAGGTCAAGGCGTTAAAAAACTAAAAAGAATTAATAATACTTTAACACCTACAGATTTATTAAGAATAGGTGCTGATGATGTCGGAAGATATGGTATATCAAAAGCTGAACTAAAAGAAGCATTTACATATGCTGGTAATGGTATGAAACCAGTTTTAGAAGGCCTATTAAATAAACCATTTACAGAAGATAGCCAAAGCCAAGTTATGGCATTACTATGGCATATTAAATTACAGAAGATGAACTCTATAAGAGGTGTCGAAATAGACGGAGATTTCTCGTGGCGTTTATCAGGAATTACAGATGTTGAACAAGCAGCACTTGAAGAATTTATGCCAGCATTAAAAGATGCTCCTTACTTTAGTAGACCACATGTTATACAAAAAGATGTTATGTCTGCTATAATAAACGAAATACCCACTCCTATAAAAGAAGAAAAACCAAAACCTAAAAAAAGATCTAGAAGATAATGAGTGAAAAGTATAGTATCGAGTTTGATGATAATGACTTAGATAATCTGGAACAAGAAGCATTAAAAATCTCAGACGCATACAACGAACGTAAACAAGCAGAAGAGGCATCAGTGCAAGCTGAACAGCAAGTCGAGCAGCAAGCTGCCGATGAGACATATGATCCTCGTAATGCTGATACATGGGGAGCCAAGGCTCTCATCAAAGAAGGGCAATCCATCTTATCTGGTGGATTGCAAGATACCGCTTCATCACTAGCTACATTCCCAGAACGTACAGCAGATGCTTTGTCTGGTGAAATGCAAAAACAAAGGTTAGAAACAGGAACATACAGGCCAGACTGGACTCCTTTTAATTCTTACGATAACCCAATCGAAACAAAAACGTGGTGGGGTAAACAGCTACGAGGACTAATACATTTTGGTTCTATGGCAGCTGGTACAATATTAGCAGCAAAAGGAGCAGTGGCTTCTGGTTTAATTACAATACCGGCAGGGCTTACAGCTTTAGCTGGTAGTACTGTAGCCAAAGGTGCAGCTATTGGAGCTGTATCTGATCTTGTATCTAAAGAATCAGATGAACAAAACGCATTAGGTGCATTACGTGACCGTTATGGTTGGGTAGATACACCTATAAGTACTAAAGAGACTGACCATCCTATAATGATGAAAGTAAAAAACATCGTAGAAGGTATGGGTATAGGTCTAATATTTGATGGACTAGCTTACACACTTAAAAAAGGTAGTAAAGAAGCTGTTGATCAAATAACAAAACGAAACAAAAGTCTAAAAAATCAAACCGTACAAGCTGGCGTAGCCCAGTTACGTCGTGGCGAAGCTGAGTTTAGAGCTGATAAAAATGCACCTAGTGCACAACCACATCAAGGTGCACATGTATCAGAAGTAGAACCAGAAGTTGCTAGGCAACAACTATCTAAAACACGTAAAGACTGGGGATCTGAAGATGGATCTACAGGTTCTGTTACTACACCAGTAGAACGTGAAAGCATAGCACAGTACGGTGGTACAGATGATGCAACAGTAGAACGTATATTCCGTGGATTAGTAAGTAGTGAAAAGTTTGCAAAAGAGCTAGAAGCTGCAAAAGGATCTAGACAGGCATTAGCTGAAAAGTTTAAAGAATCCATAGAATCACATCAACGTGTAACACAGGGAAGAAATCCTGTAGATATGACACCTCAAGAATATCTAAAAGAATTGTTTGAAACAAATGATGTTATAGATAATCAAGAAGTATGGACATCTAAAAATGTAGTTACAGCTGATTTAATACTAGGTACATTACTAAAACAACTAAGAGATACTGGTATTGCTGGTAGAGAAATAGCTGATTTAGTTAGTCTTGACGATGTAGACGGACCAGCTAAACAGATTGTAGATACAATGTTAACTGCATTATATGAGACAAAGAAATCTAGATTTGTAAAGTCAGATTCATTTAGAGCATTGGGTGCAGCTAAGAAAACTAAGAAAACTGTTGAAGAAGCTGTAAGCAAAGAGATGGTAGATGCAAGAGAATCTATTATGTCAGTGTTAAAGATAGCAAAAGATGATGATAATGATGACATGATAAATGCGTTGTTTGAAGCTTTTTCTATGATGGAAAATGTTAACACACTCGATGACTTTGATAGATGGGCTCGTACTTTAATACTTGGTGGTAAATTAGATGTAAATGCACCTGATCGTACAGGTGTGATGATAAGAGAACTAGAAGGAGTTATGACTCACAGTGTTCTATCTGGTCCTAAAACACCAGTCCGAGCAATTATGGGTACATCTGCTGCAACATTTTTAAGACCTTTAGCTACGGCTCTAGGTTATACATTAAAAGCTCCGTTTACTGGAGAAGTTGCTGCGATGCGAGCTAGCCTAGCTAGTGTTAATGCTATGATAGAAGCTGTACCAGAATCATTACAACTATTTAAAACAAAGCTTAATGCTTACTGGAAAGGTGATATAAGAACTATTAAGACACGTTTCTCTGAGTTTTCTCAGGGTGATGACAACTGGGAAATACTACGCCGTTGGGCAGAAGATAGTGGAAGAGCTAATGCTGGAGAAGTAGCAGCGTTTCGTGTAGCTAATTTAGCACGTAATGCAAACAATGCTAACTTACTTACTTACTCTACTAAGCTTATGGCTGCGACTGATGACGCATTTGCGTACATATTAGGTCGTGCTAAAATGCGTGAAAAAGCTATGCGTAATGCTTTAGAGTTACAAAACAATGGTATACAAACTCCTAAGATTACAAAAGAGTTAATGAAAGCATACGAAGATGATTTCTATGCCCAAGTATTTGACTCTGCTGGTAACATAGTAGATGAAGCAACACTGTTTGCACGTAAAGAAGTTACACTTACACAAGACCTTACAGGTTTTGCTAAAGGATTAAACGATGTATTCTCTGCTACACCATTAGCTAAACCATTCTTTTTGTTTGCTAGAACTGGAGTAAACGGACTTACTTTAACGGGGAAGTATACACCGGGCTTCAACTTTTTAGTCAAAGAGTTTAATGATATAGCATTTGCTAATCCTAATGATTTAGCAAGTGTAAATAAGTATGGTATATTTACACCAGAAGAATTAGCTAACGCTAGAGCTTTACAAACAGGTAGATTATCTATTGGTGCTGCTGTTACATTTACAGCTATACAAGCTTGGATGCGTGGTGACTTACATGGTAACGGTCCAGTTGACAGACAAAAACGTCAAATGTGGCTTGACAGTAGATGGGAACCTAGAACAATTAAACTAGGTGATGTACGTGTAGGTTATGATAACTTTGAACCGTTTAACCTTATTATGTCTACAATTGCAGATATAGGTGACGCAAGTGAACTTATGGGTGAAGAGTGGACAGAAAATGAACTTGGTAAAATATCATTAGTTATAGCTCAGGCAGTTTCAAGTAAATCTTACTTAGCTGGTATACAGTCATTTGTAGATTTATTCGGTGGTAGACGTGGACAGATTGGACGTATATCTAGTAGTTTAATTAACAACAGTGTACCTTTAGGTGGTTTACGTAATGAATTAGGTAAGTTATTTACACCTTATATGCGTGAACTAAACTCAGGTGTAATACAGTCTATACGTAACCGTAACGCATTTTTTGAAGGTTTGACTGGTGTTAACCCACTAGCTAATCCACTACCTATTAAATATGATATGCTTAATGGTAGAGCTATTGACGATTGGGATTTTATGACTCGTGCCTATAACGCCGTAAGTCCTATAAGTCTCAATTTAGAGCAAAGTCCCGGTAGAGCGTTCTTATTTGATAGTGGTTATGATCTAAGACAGTCTACATACTATGCACCTGACAGTACAAACTTAACTGATACACCAGAGATTAGATCTCAGTTTCAACGAGCTATCGGTTTACAAAACTTACAACGTAAATTAGATAAACTTGCAGCTAATCCTAAAGCTATTGCTTCTATGGAACAAATGTATTCAGATATAAAATCTGGTAGACGTGCAGACTTTGATGCTAGAGATTACTGGCATAATAGACAGATAGATAGAATGTTTCAAACAGCTCGTAGAATTGCTTGGAACTCAATTAAACAACAATCTGATATACTTGCAGTAATAGAAGAGCAACGTCGTGATAAATTAGAACAAAGACGAAAACAACAACAAACAGCTAACATTCTTAACGTACCGAAATAACCATGGCAACTGAACAATTATTTAATGGAACTACCAGTACTGCTACTGAGTATGCAATAACTGCGTTTAGCTTTTTAAACACATCAGATGTCAGGGTATCAATAAGCGGTGGCTCTAACCTAAGCTCCTCGGCATATAATGTAACATCAGCCGGAATACTTACTCTTAACCCTGCACCGGGAGCTGGCACAGGTAACGTAAGAGTATTTAGAAATACTGATGTAGGCACCGCAGCTGTGAATTTTACAACTGGTAGTTCTATACGGTCTACTGACTTAAATCGTGCAACACAACAGGTTAGATTTGCTGTAGAAGAATTACAGACTATAGGTGCTGACGGTGCTGGAATACCTTTAACTGCTGGAGATAAAGGTGGTATAACGGTTAATACTGGGACATCTTGGTCGATAGACGACGGGGCAGTTACTACTGCTAAAATACCTGACAATGCAATTACTACAGTTAAGATACCTGACAATGCAATTACTACAGCTAAGATACCTGATAATGGAATTACTACAGCTAAAATAAACGCTGATGCTGTTACAATGGATAAGCTAGGAGCTGGTTCACTTCCATCAGATATTGATGTAGGAGCAGCTCAACTAACTGGTACTATAGATAGTGCTAGACTTCCATCAGTGCTTCCAGCGATTGATGGTAGTAATCTAACTGGTGTATCCTTAACTGTAGGAAGCGGATGTGTCTACGAAAACAATCAAACAATTTCAACAAACTACACTGTAGGTAGTAATAAAAATGCTATGTCTGCTGGTCCAATTACTATAGCAAATGGAATAGTCGTAACCATAGGCTCTACAGAATCATATACAATAGTATAATGGCTACAACTACAAAACCGTATGGCGGAAGCGGTAATGATTCGCTTAATAATACAGGAACATATAGCTTTGTTTTTCCATTTTTTAGAGATGAAGATGTTATAGTTAGAGTCGATACAACAGACTTTACTTATAAAAGTGGAACATTAGGAAGTAACGAATACAGCGTTGCACCTAACTCTAATAAAACTGGCGGAAATATAACTGTTAACCCAAACCCTACAGGATCACAGACACTACTTATATATAGAAAAACAAGTGTCGACAATCCTAAAACTGATTTTCAACCCGGATCCTCGATTCGATCAGTCGACTTAAATAATAATGCAAAACAAGTTTTATATTTTGCTCAAGAAGTAGAAGACTCAGCTAATCCTAAAGTATCTAATGCGGCAGGGACTGGTACAAGTTTTACATTAAGTGATCTAAACTCCGCTTTTTCAAGCAAGGTTGACGGATCTTTTATATATTTTGATAACTCAGCTAGTACTTTTAAAGCTGACAATACAACAACTAAAACAACAATAGTGGACGGAGGATCCTACTAAATGGCTCAATTAAGAATAAAACGATCTACGGGGTCATCAGCACCTTCTAGTACAGATCTAGCTAACGCAGAATTAGCGTTTGCTGAAGGTAATGATATACTATATTATGGAGAAGGCACAAGCGGATCTAACGCTGCTAGTGTTATAAAGATCGGTGGATCTGGTGCTTTCTGCGATTTAACAACAGCACAGACAGTAGCTGGTAATAAAACTTTTAGTAATAATGTTGTAGTTACAGGAAATTTAACTGTTAATGGAACTACCACAACAGTAGCTACAACCAATACAACAGTAAGTGATAACATATTAGAATTAAACAGTGGTGCTAGTAGTAATGGTAACGACTGTGGTATTCTAATTGAAAGAGGTAGTACAGGTAGTAATGCGTTTATTGGGTGGGACGAAAGTGCTGACCAATTTATACTTGGTACAACAACTGCTACAGCTGATAGTACAGGTAACTTAACTGTAAGTGCTGGTACTATACAAGGTAACGTAACTGGTAGTGCAGTAAGTTTAGCTAACACTAGAAGTATAGCCTTGACTGGTGATGTTACTGGTAGTGCAAACTTTAATGGTACAGCTAACGCTTCTATAGCTGCAACAATTGCATCTAGTTCTATAGAAAGAGGTATGTTAGACTTAGTGTCTACATCTAGTGCACCCGGTCTAACTGTTAAAGGTGATGGTACTACAGATGGATACTTACAACTTAACTGCTCACAGAACAGTCATGGTGTTAAAATTAAGTCGCCTGCTCATAGTGCTGGTGCAAGCTATACTTTAACTCTTCCAACTAGTGACGGTGGTGCGAACCAAATTTTACAGACAGACGGAAGTGGAGTTTTATCTTGGACATCACAGGGAGCTGGTGGAGATGTAAACCAAAACGCATTTTCTAATGTTGCAGTCAGTGGTCAAACAACAGTAGCTGCGGATAGTGCTACTGATACTTTAACTTTAGCTGGAGCTGGTGGTTTAGCTCTTACAACTAATGCCACAAGTGATACAGTAACATTTACTATTGGTACATTAAACCAAGATACAACAGGGTCAGCAGCTACCTTAACAACAGCCAGAAATATAGCTGGTGTATCTTTTGATGGATCAGCAAACATATCTCTTAATAACAACGCAATAACTAATGGAGCTGGATATATAACCTCTAGTGGAAGTATCTCAGGTAATGCTGCTACAGCTACTACAGCTACTACAGCTACAAACGTTACAGCAACAGCAAACAACTCTACTAACGAGACTGTTTATTTAACTTTTGTTGATGGTGCTACAAGTTCACAAGGTATCGAAACAGATACAGGTCTTTCATATAATCCAAGCACAGGATTATTAACCGTTGGAAGCATAGATGGTGGTACTTATTAATGGCAACTCTCAAGCACAAAAGAGGTACTAGCGATCCTAGTACTTCTAATGTCGCTGTTGGTGAGTTAGCTATTAATACCACTGACGGCGGATTATTTACGCAAACAGACGGTGGATCAGTTGTAGAGATTGGAGGAGGTGGTGGTGGATTAAGTTCTGACTCTTACGAGAACACCGTTGGTGGTACAAATGCTGGAAACGCATTAACAAGTGGCTCTGTATCAAATACTTTTCTTGGTTCTAATGCAGGTCGGCTCATTGACACAGGTGACAGGAATATAGCTATAGGTAGGTACGCTCTTTATACGGCCACTAGTGCTTCAGATAATGTGGGTATTGGTTATAATTCTCTTTATGCAACAACAGGTGATGATAATACGACAGTTGGTTCTTACGCTGGAAGAAATATCTCATCAGGTGCAAGTAATACAGTTATAGGTAAATCTGCTGGAGATCAAATTACTACTGGCAGTAACGGAGTTTGTATAGGTGCTAATGCTGGTAAAGCTATCACTACTGGAAGTAATTATGTAGTAATTGGATACGATTCTGCATTTACATCTACATCACCTAGTATGACAGTTGCGATTGGTCAAAACAGTTTATACTCTGGTTCTAGTGCAATAAGAAATACAGTAGTAGGATATAATAGTGCCTACAATGCAACTACTGGTGACGACAACTGTTGTTTTGGTGTTGATGCTGGAAAATTTCTTACAACTGGATCTAGTAATATTCTTATTGGATTTGAAGGCGGTGCAACTAGCGGAGCAGCTGGCTTAACCACTGGATCTAATAATATAATTATCGGTAAATCTACTGCTTCAAGTAGTACAACTGTTTCTAACGAAATAACTTTAGGTAACACTAACATCACCAAGTTTAGAGTTCCCGGTCTTAACTTTATAATTAAAGACTCTACAGCTACTGACAACTATGTTTTAACTGTAGACTCCAACGGTGAGGCTGGCTGGGAAGCTGCAGCAGGTGGTGGATTAAGTTCTGACTCTGATAATAATACTATTGGTGGTACTAACGCTGGAGATAGTATAACGAGTGGTACTGATAACACATTAATTGGTAAAAATGCTGGTACAGATGTGACTACGGCAGATGGCATAACGGCTCTGGGTTCTGAAGCTGCTGCAAATGTAACTTCTGGTGGAAAGACAACAGCGATTGGATTTGAAGCTTGTAAAGCTACAGAAACTTCTTATGAAAATACTGGTGTAGGTTATCAAGCATTATTATCAGCTGATAATGCCGGAGGTCAATACGCGTTTTATGGATCGTGGAATACTGCGGTTGGAGCTAATGCTCTTGATGCTCTTACCACAGGCCGCGATTGTACCGCTATTGGAAGAAATGCATTAGGAAGTGCCACTACTATTTATCAATCAGTAGCAATCGGTAGTGGAGCATTAGCAAATGCTACAACATCTGCACATGAAAATGTTGCCATAGGTTTTGATGCTGGTCAATATGTTACAGGTGCCAAAAATATTTGTATTGGGATGCGTAGTGCTTTTGTTCAAACTTTAAGCGGAAATAATAATATAGTTATTGGAGAAACATCTCAAGCTAGTGCAGCAACAGTAAGTAATGAAATAACTTTAGGTAATACTTCTATAACCAAGTTTAGGATTCCCGGAATTAATTTTTCAATTAAAGACAGTACGGCTACTGACAACTACGTCTTAACAGTTGATGCTAACGGTGACGCAGGCTGGGAAGCTGCGGCTGGTGGTGCTAAACAAGGAGTCTTTTATGAAAACAGTCAAACATTATCAAGTAATTACACAGTTACAGACGGAAGCAACGCAATGGCAGCAGGTCCTATAACTATTGCAAGCGGCATCACTGTCACAGTCGGTGCTGATGAAACCCTAACAATCGTATAAATATTATGAGTCAATTAAAAGTAAATTCAATCGTTCCTGTCAATGGTCTGCAAAGTGGTGCTAATGGTGGAATAATTCAAGTTATACAAACCTTTAAAGACGATGCTGAATCAACAACTTCAACCACTTTTGCAGATTTAAATGGAATGTCAGCAACTATTACACCTAGTTCTAGCAGTAATAAAATTTTAATTAGTTTTTCACTTTGTCTTTCAAGTCAGCATAATCCTGTTACTTTTATTAATTTAGTCAGAGGTAGTCAAAATATAGCTCAACCAGCAAGTGCGGCTGCTCTTTCAACTATACAATTATATTCAGATGGTGATAAGATTATGCAACAGGGATTTGAATTTCTTGATAGTCCATCAACAACAAATTCAACCACTTATAAATTACAATGGCGAACTAATAATTCTAGCCAAACAAGTAAATTAAATCAATATTATAACCAAACAAATTTTCACTCTTCAAGCACTATAACTTTAATGGAGGTATCAGCATAATGGGATTAGATCACGAAGCAATTTATAAAGCATACGCTGGAACAGTAATTTCTATTAGTGATTCTGCTGGTGCTTTTGACGCAAATCGTAATTCTGTAAGTTTAGATCAATCTCTTATAGATGCTGCAAGAGCAACATTAGATGCGGAATACAATGCTCAGGAATATGCAAGAAATAGAGAAAAAGAATATCCCTCTGTGGTCGATCAGTTGGACTTAATTTACCATTCAGGCATTGATGCTTGGAAGGCAAAAATCAAAGAAACAAAAGATAAATATCCAAAACCATGAGTACATTAAACGTAGGTACAATTAAAAGCATTACATCAAATGTTCCTCCAGTATTTCAAGATTCTGGAGGCACAAGTGTAGGCCAACTATGTAGAGCATCTATAAGATTAAAACAAACATCAACTCAAACAATTCTTCAAAGTTTTAATGTATCTTCTATAACTGATGATGGAACTGGAGCCACAAGTATAAATTTTACAAACACTATAAGGAATGAAACAGGAACCGGCACTGAAAACTACGTTGTAAGTACTGGTCAAGACGGTTCTGCTGTTTCGACTTCACACTTAATGTGTTTTATTTCAGCAAACACTAGCAGTCAATTGTCAGTTGTTTTTTACAACCTTGGCAACTCTAATCTTAGGGCTGATAGTAACTTATGTTGCATATCAATTCATGCTTAATTAATTATGTCAATACTTAAAGTCAACACAATTCAAAACACCTCCGCTGCTCACAGTTCAACACCAGAGGAAATTGCACAGGGTAGAGCAAAAGCATGGATACATTTTAATGGATCTGGAACGGTTGCAATTAAAGATAGTTTTAACGTCAGTTCATTAACTGATAATAGCACAGGTTTATATACCATTACCTTGTCAATTACTATGGCTAATGACGATTACTGTGTGCAATGTACTGCTCACATGTGGGAAGATAATAGTGACGATAATGCAAGAATTACGGCACCTACAAAAATGACCACAACTTCTTTTAGACAAGCCACAATTTATGGCACTGGAAGTCATCAAGATTGTCAAAACAGTATGGCAACAGTCTTTGGCGATTAAAACTACTTAAGATATACATAAAAAAAACTAATGAAAAATTCAGACAAAAGATTTATCTATGCTAATGATGACGGTGGTATTTCTATCGTCATTCCAGCAGATAATACAGATTTAACTTTAGATCAAATAAAAGATAAAGATTGCCCTAGCGGTAAGACAGTTTATACTGTTGATAAGTCTGCAATTCCTACAGACAGGAGTTTCAGAAACGCTTGGACTTATACGGAGTAAATTATGGGATTTGGAGTAGACATGGCGAAAGCCAGAGAAATTCATAAAACAAATATTAGAACTGCAAGAACACCAAAGCTTGCAGAACTTGATATTGAATTTCAAAAAGCACAAGAAACAGGTGCTTCAACAACAGACATTGTAACTAAAAAAAACGCACTGAGAGATGCACCAGCCGATTCAGGTATTGATTCAGCTAGTGATACTGATGCGTTAAAAGCACAATGGAAAACAGATATTTTAGGAACCAGTCCTTACTAATGGAAAGAACAACAGACGAAATAGCGACTATCTTCACTAATGCTGGAGATAGCGTTACCGTTATCAACACTCTTGCAGCTTTATCATCATTAACAGATGAACAGAAAGAGGAGGTCGAGAGAAATGTATTGCATCTTGAAATTATCAAGGCTTACAAAAAAGAAGACGAAAAAACATCTATCTGGACAACAGAAGATTTCACAGCACAAGACGCTGCTGTAACACTAGGAAAAACAAAGTATGGGTAACATTGAGTTACCAGTTTTATATTTACCTGATGCAATAACTTTACCAGATTTTCAATTTGAATTACCTAAAGGTGAGGTACCTTCGTATACGCCTTTAGTAGTTCCACCTAGTGATTTACAGGCACCAGAAGGTGTTGAATCAGAAACCAAAGATGAGGAACCAGAAGCAACTGGTATAAGGCAAATTGATATTCCAATTATTGATGTCAAAATGCCCCTACCTGAGAATGAAATACTTGCTACTGCTGGAACTACAGCCGTAGTTTCTGTAGCAGCTACTCTTACAGCTACCGCAGCTTTTAAATGGGCTGTTACAGCCATGAAACCTATATTAAAAACTACATGGAAGAAACTAAGCCAGAAAAAAAAGGACTCTTTACCAAGTTAAAAGAAGACATAGATGATCATGATGAACAGATGGCAGTACTAGGTGCAGCAGTGCGTCTAGGTGTAGTTATTTGGTCAGGGTTTATTATTACCTTAAACTATGTTGAACTACCAATGGTAAAGAAATCGTCTGCATCAGCAGACATCACTTTCGTCGCTTCGATTTTCACGGGGGCACTAGCCACATTTGGTTTGTCTACGGGAAATGGTAAGAAGAACGGAGATAAGAAAGAACTACCTAAACCAAAACAATGAAAAAATGGATTCTTCTCTTAGCGTTGTTGTCACCCGCAATAGCAAGAGCAAACACAATAACTCCCAACTTTACTCAGGGGAGTATGAACTCAACGACAACAACTACCCAAACTATAAAGGAAGTCAAAAAGACACAAACCTTTGGAGCAGCAGTAAAAAGCTGGTCTGGAACCAATGTCGAGCCTTCTGGAAACATTACTGCAACCGATACAACATTTGCGGTCAAAGATGTAACAAAAGATTGGACATTGGAAACAACAGCAAGAGCTGCCGGATTAGTACAGGAAATAGACGCCACAACAGATTGGACTATAAATACTACTACTACATCCTTATCGGTCTTCTCACAATAAGTCCTGTGTTAGCAGAAGAACCTGAAGTTAATAACACCTCAAATCCGGTAGCAGCCGCTACAGGAAATGTTACAAACCAAGCCGTACAGTTCCAGAATAATGGAGCAGCGTCTCGTCAAAACTATGGAAGTGGTATTGCATGTAATGGGTCAACTATGACCTTTTCACCTTTTTACATGGGAAACCATGTCAACCCATATTCTGAAAAAGAAGATGTTGCTGGCTTACATCCTTCTAGTTATCAGCTAAATGAGAACTGGGGATTTCAACTTAACTTTATGGTTCCTCTTGATAAACGAAGTCTTGAGCAATGCAGAAGCATAGCTAAAAGACAAGAGGAGAAAATGAGACTAGACCACGAGCTGGTACGTGCTCTTAAATGTGCCGAATTACAACAAAAGGG